CCATTAGGATCATAACCAGGACAAGGGGGAAAACGTGTTTGATATAAACGCATCTCACCTTTCTGGTCATTAATACCAACTGTTCCAGGATGTTGTGTATCCAAAAATTGACTACGTCGTAACAGTAAACGAATAGAGGGAATAGGTTCTCCATAATTTAACAGATAAATATCTTTATGAACAGATGAGGGTTTAGAATCACCTGCCATAGAGGTATCTGCAAATGTACCACTTCCGCTCTGCGTTGCTATATAAGAAAAGCGTCGATTAATGTCAATAGGATTAGCATATTGTAAATTCTCAGCACCACGCACAAACACCAAAATATTTGCTGGTGCAGTATCAACTGGAGCTGATAAATTAGTTAAACATCGGACAGTAATGCACCCATTATCAGCATTCACAATGGGTGTTGGTGATGAAACACCTGTGTTCCATTTATTAGTTGAGTCAATATTTCCAATACCAACAAGGGAACTCCACTGTACAGCTTGCATATAGGGCACCCTAAATTCAACTTCATCTGAATCAGCAAGATCAATAACTTTAGTTAAAATACGATTCGAATAATCTGTTGTCGAACCTAAAGCAACCAAAGGGTCCCAAGATATACGCAATCGACCTTGATGAAACCGGGAACAAATGATCTTGAAACGGAAAATAATATCACCTCTCCAATTCCCAAAAGGCACACTAGCCCAACACATTGGAGTTTGATTAATAATATAAGTTCCACCTGAAGTTGGTGAACCACGATCAAACATTCGAGGTGACACTCGTGCACCAAAATATTGTAAGCCACTTGCATCAGTGGTATTCCAATCGACAGACGTAAGATATGATTCCTTTTGAACCAAATTAGCTATTGTCATTTCATCTGTATCATCCAATCCAACCATCGCAGGGGACACAGATAACTCAGCTTTCGGATCTAAAGTAAACTTGGAAACAGGTTCTGCTAAGTGTGCAGATGCCAAATCATGAAATGGTAAATTCTTCATAGGTTTCACATCCTCAATTACAGGCACATTTGACCAACCAAACAATTTCGCAATTTGTGAAACTGAACCGGCTCCTATCTTGGTTGCTGTCGCATATTTACCAATAATTGGAATGTGTTCAAGATAACTCATCCAATCAGAAAGCGCAGCTGCTGGTCCTGAAACAGGACCTACACCATACTCATCAAAAGAACCTTCACCAGATTGCATTGAGTCTTTTGTGGTAGCACCTGTCAGAGTGTAATCTTCACACCACGCATAAATTTGAATAGTAACACCATTAGAAGTTGCACCATTAGCACTCTGCAAGTTCGTATATTGTCGTAACTCCATTTGTCCCATGGCAGCCGTATCAACTGATGTAGTAATATCCAAATAATTTCGATGGTAGAAGAATGGTAAGGTGATTTCACCACCTGAACTGGTTTGTGGATAAATCCAAATACCAGGTTGTTGTGATGCACGTATCATATCACCAGTGGTACTTGAATAAACTGCACTAAATGAAGGCAAAGGGCGATAATTGGCATATA